GGTCTTGATCTCCCGGTTGGCTTCTCTCGCCTTGGCGATGGCGCGTTCCAGCGGCGTCTGCTGCAGTTCTGCCGGGGGCGGTGGGGGCGGCGGCACCAGATCGGCGTCGTCTGGGATGTCCTCCAGCTCCTCACGCATGCCCAGCCCCTTGGTGACGTCTGCGAAGCCGTCGCGCAGCGCGAACGCCCTCGCTCGCATCTGCAGCATGCGGTTGGGGTAGCTGACCCACGGTGTCGGGCTACCGTCGCGGTTCAGCCTGCCCCAGAGGCCAGCCTTCTCGGCGTCGGCCTTGGAGAACGTGCGGGTCAGGGCTGGTTCGCCACGCCGCTTCACGGTGCAGATCGCGGCCAGCGGGAACGCCACCCCGTCGGTCAGCCTCTCGCTGAATTTTTCCAGCAGGCCGGAGGCGCGAACCACCGCCAGCATGCCGTCGCCGTAGAGGCCCGGCTTGCCATTGATCAGCGAGATCGACTGCAGCGCGGCCATTGGCGCGAGGCCAACCTCCAGCCCGTGCATGATGATGATGGTGGCCTTCTCCGCCGTGTCGATGCCGCGCGGTGCCATGCCAGCCTGCACGACGGCGTTGGCGATGCGGTACACATCGTCGAACGACGTCGGGATGATCGGCGTCACGCTGGCACCAAGCCTCGCCATCAGTGGCGGCTTCGGCTTGGTCGCCGGTAGTGCGGTAGATGTTTCCTCGTTCACTGTCGTCTCCTATGTTGCAATTTCGGTTTCGATTTTGACCGTGCCGGGCAATGCAATACCTGTTGCCCGGCACGATGCATCCGCCAGCTTTTGAGCCAGCTCGCGAACCTCTGAACTATCCTTGATCGCGCGGATCAGGGCATCGTAATCCACAATTTTCGCGGACACCTTGGTGCGAAGCGCGACGGTGCGCTTGATCGAGCCAGCGCCGATCTTGGGCTGCTCCAAGAACTCCTCGACGCCCAGCTCACGCGCACGGTCAGCTTCGGCTGTCGCCTCACGCCGCAGCTGGACGAGGAACGGCGTCACCACCTTGGCCTTGACGTCCTGCTTCAGCGCGACGGCGCGATCCCGCACCGGAAACCATTTCCGGTCGATCATCCGTCCGGCGACCAGCGACGGCTCCTTCTCGACCTTGTGCAGACCGATCACTTTTTTCTCGATCTCGCCGATTGAGTTGGCGACGTCGGAGGCGCGGTCGGCGGCGGCTTGGTCTTGCGCGGCACCGGCTTCGATGAGCCGCTTGGCCTCTCGCTCGAAATCCTCCAGCCGCGCCAGCACAGCCTCCATGCTGTTATCGTCGGGCGGCTGATTGGATTTCGCAACCATCTCCGCGTCATTGGGCCAGCGACCTTTTTCGATGCGGTGCATATAATCTTCGTGCGTCACGGCGTTGTTGCCGCAGCTGTTCCAGATTTCCACGCCATCGAGCGGCGACTGCTTCTGACCGTTTACGAGGCAGGCAATCTCGCTGCCGTGCCAGAAGAACAGCACGGCATCGTCAACGCCCTTGCGGTGACGACGATAGCAACCGGCGTTCTGCTCGTTGAGATAATGCGTCGGCTTTTTACCGGCGATGCAGGCATGCCAGTAGGTGTAGTCGCCGGGTGCGTATTTCATGGCCGTCATCTCAGCCTCCGACCACGATGGCGAACACCGCGACGGCGGCAAGGAAAACGCCGATCGAGATCAGCTCGAAAAGTGTGTGAAACATGGCCCTTCCCTCGTTTCTTGACTAAGTGGCCGTCATATAATATGAAACCGCATGTCATAGCAAATGGAAATGTGGACATCACACATGATGCCTAACAAGAGGTTGAAGCGGCTCGACAGCGTCGAGGCCGTGTTTAACGCGCTGGGCGACACGCACAAGGTCAGCGAGATCACAGAGGTGCCGTATCGTGTCGCGCTGAATTGGAAGAACCTGTACGACCGGCTCCCGGCCGGAACCTATCGCCGGATACAGGACGAGCTGGCGGCGAAGGGCTACGTCGGCGACGACAGCCTGTGGGGCATGATCTGATGCCCGCGAAGAACGTCAATTTCAATCCCGATTGGACCGACGAGCGGGTGCAGTTCCTGCGCGACAACTACAGAACCATGCTGGCAGAGAACATTGCCAAGGAATTTGGCTACCTGTTCACGCGCAACGCGATCATAGGCAAGGCGCGGCGTCTCGGCCTGCAGTCCGATCATCGCATGCGACCGGCGCGGCGTGGCCCGAAGCGCGTTCTCACGACACTAAAACCGAAGATCAGTCCGAGGATTAAGATCATCGTGAAGCGGGAGAAACCCATGATGGAGGAGATCAGGATGAAGAGGCTGTCCGGCAAGCACGTCGGCATCATGGAGCTGGAGGGCTGGCACTGCCGCGAGATCGTGCAGGAGAAGCCGTCGGTCCTTTACTGCGGCAGGCAGCAGGCCGACGGCAGCTCGTACTGCCTTGAGCATCACAACAAAAATCACACTCGCGTCAGCAACAGCAAGGTGGAGAAATTCTATGGCGGCCTCTAACGCAACCAACGGAAACGTCGAGCTGCCACCGGCAAGGGAGGCCGTGATCGATCAGGCGCATCGATTGCACCAAGAGGTGGCGCACCAGCGCGACATGCTGCTGAAGCGCGAAGCCGAGCTGATGACGGAGATCGCTGGCCTCAAGGCGCAGCTGGAGATCGCGGAGCTGACGGCTTCGCAGCTGCAGAGCAAGATGGACACCACGACGGCGATCCGCGACGAGGCGGTGGCCCGCCGCGCTGCGGTGGAGACGGTGCTGTCATCGATGATGGCGCTGGGCCGGGCGTTTCAGATCGCCAACGAACCGCTGATCAAGGAGGCAGACCATGAGGACGCTGCTCTCCATCCTGCTCGCGTTCCTTCCGATATTGGCTAGCGTTGAAGCGCAGGGGGCGACGTGCCTGACAAGATACGAGGCGCGGAAAGCGTACCGCAACACGCACCTGTACTGGAGTGTTGGCCCCCGTGGCCGGTGCTGGGGCAATTCGCTGATGGCTGCGCGAGCGATGGCGAAGGGCGTCGAGATCAGGCGGAGGCCGTTGCTGCCGGTGGCGGTGGTCGTGCCTGATCCGCTGGAGATACTGCCGGATGCGGTGGCCGACATCATGCCGCCGTTGACGGTTTCACCAATCGAGTGGAGATGGCCGAGATGATCACGGAGCTGCGCGACTACCAGATTAGGGCCATCGACGATCTGCGCGAAACCGTTCGCGGCGGCGACACGCGCGTCGTGGTGCAGGCCCCAACCGGCGCGGGCAAGACGCTGGTCGGCGCGGCGCTGATCGACAGCGCATTGAAGAAGGGCAAGCGCATCCTGTTCGTGGTGCCTGCGCTGTCATTGATCGACCAGACGGTCGGCGTCCTGCAGGGCGAGGGCGTCGATGACGTCGGCGTGATGCAGGCGATGCATGAGATGACCGACGGTCGCTGCAAGGTTCAGGTGGCGTCGGTGCAGACGCTGATGAAGCGGCAATTCCCCGACTGCGACATGATCATCATCGACGAGGTGCATCGCTGGTTTGAGTTCTACGCCAAGATGGTTCTCGATCCGGCGCATGCGAAGAAGCCGATCATCGGATTGTCGGCGACACCGTGGACGAAGGGGTTGGGATCGTATTTCACGAAGCTGCTGCAGCCGGTGACGACGCAGCAGCTGATCGACCAAGGCTACCTGTCAGATTTCAGGGTGTACGGGCCGAGCCATCCCGACCTGTCCGGCGTCCGCACGGTGGCGGGCGACTACCACGAAGGCGATCTCAGCCGCGTGATGAACGAGGGCGGCTTGGTGGCAGACGTGGTGCAGACGTGGCTGCGGCTCGCCCAGAACAGGCCGACGCTGTGCTTCGCCGTGGATTGCGCTCACGCGCAGGCGCTGCAGCGGGAGTTCATCGCAGCCGGTGTGCCGACCGATTATCAGGACGCCTACACCAAGGGCGAGGCCCGGCACCTGATCCGGCACCGCTTCCATCAGGGTGACACCAAGGTGGTCTGCAACGTCGGGACGCTGACCACGGGCGTCGATTGGGACGTTCGCTGCATCGTGGTGGCGCGACCGACCAAGTCGGAGATGCTGCACGTCCAGATCATTGGGAGGGGCCTCCGCACCGCGACAGGTAAGGATCACTGTCTCATCCTCGATCACAGCGACAACCATCAGCGGTTGGGGTTCGTCACCGACATCAATCACCCGGAGCTGAACGACGGCAAGGCGCGGGCGAAGAAGGACGCCAGCGACACCATCAAGCTGCCGAAGCCGTGCGTCGGCTGCAGCGCCCTGCTGCCGCCCAAGACCAAGACCTGTCCGCACTGTGGCTTCACGCACACGCCGCGCGACGGTGCCATCGTCTGCGCCGACGGCGAGCTGCTGGAGATCGACCGGCATACCCGGCAGCAGAAGCCGCCCAAGACGGTGAAGGAGCGGCTGATCGCGCAGGGGCGGCAGGCCTGCTACTCGCAACTGCTGATGCATGCGCGGCTGAAGGGCTACAAGCCGGGCTGGGTGGGGTTGGCGCACCGCGAACTGTTCGGTGTCGGGACGCAGGGATTGCGAGAGGTCGAGGCGCTGATCACCGAGGACATGCGCGGCTGGATCAAGTCGCGGATGATCGCTTACTACAAGGGCAAGCAGAAGCAGCGGGAGCTGGCATGAGCGACGAGGGGCGCAGGGAGTTCATGCTGGCGGCGCTGCGGGCGGCGGTGCTGAAGGTGAAGCTGATGGAGAACGAGCTGCTGGCAATCGGCGTCAGCTTGAAGCACGGGATGATTGGTCCCGAAGGGGTGATGCGATGGGTGAACGAAGAAGGGTTGATGTTCCTGCTCCCACAGATGGGGAGCGACGGCTCAATCGATACGTCTGCGACAAGTGCAAGTCCGAAGCCGTCACCGTCGAGCCGGGGATCGGGCGCGTCCCCTACGAGCTGAGATGCCGGTCGGTGCTGGCGGTGGCCGGGCAGCGTCACATGCGCTGCGACGGCTTCGCTCGATCACAGTTCTACGACGTGCCGCTGGATGCGGTGCCGGAGTGGGAGTTCTACTCGCCACAGGTGAGCGACATTCATTCGTGGTTCGACCGCTGGAAATACACCAACAACATTCTATTCATCAGGAAGATCGGGAATGCCGATAAGGCAGACTAGCGAGGACCGGGCTAACGAGGACGCTGTTGCCGCCGACGTGGCGCGTGAGTGGGACATCACCATCGACAGGCTGCGCGATCTGTCGGTGGTTGACAGGCTTGGCATCCGCGTGAACGGGAATTTGTCTCGCGAGTATGTCGCCGCGCTTGAGATCAAGTGCCGGAAGCACAAAGCAGGCACCTTCCCAACTTTCTTCATCGACGAGGAAAAGGTCAACGGGTTGCTGCTTGCTCGCAAGCTGCTTGGCGTGTCGCCGATCATCGTGGTGCGATGGACGAACGTGACCGGCTGGTTTCATGCCGACGACAGTGCGTTCAAGCGCATGGGAGGGCGCTCGGATCGCGGCGACGACAACGACATCGAGATGATGTGCCACTACGACATCAAACGCGCGAGGCATCTGACTACCATGCCGGTGTTCTATGTAAGTGCTTGATATTGCATGTGAATAATAGGTGTTGACCCAATCCATATAAAATGGGATGATGATGGTGTTGAAAACACTTAAAGGACAACGACCATGAACATCGACATCGAGTTCAGCAGGCAGCTGCTTCGGCAGATCGTGCCAACGCTGAAGGAGAAAGGCATGCGCGTCCTCAAGGATGCGTGGGTCTACGGCTACGGGCGCGACCAGTGGGAGTTCCACGGCCCCAACAAGTTCTTCTGGCACGGTCGCGCAAGCAATGCCTACGAGGCGCGGTTCAAGGGCTGGCAGGCTTGGCTCGACCGCTAAACCGAAACCCCGCCCCGGTATCGCAGCCGGGGCGGGGCCTAGTGCAACAGCAAGAACGGAGAACAGGAAGATGACGACACTGCGTGAGAAGCGGCACCGTCAGTGCCTCAATACCATCGCCCGGCTGACCGAGCAACGCGAGCTGGCGTTCCGGCGGCTCGCGATCATCCAGCACAAGCTGGCCGACGAGCGGCGCAGGCTGGCGCGTCTGCAGAAGGAGCTGGGCAAGCAGCCCGCGCCAAAGTTCACGCCGCTGCCCAAGGCCCCGGCGTGGGTGCCGAAAGAGCCGGTGTTCGACAAGGCTGGCGAGCTGCTGGTTCACGACAGCGGACCTGACCTATCGATCCCCGATTTCCTGAAGCGGGACGCCAAGGACGCCGCCGCCCGTGCCGAGATCGCGGCGGAGAAGGAGGCCCGCGCCAAGGCCAAGCGGGACGCCAAGGGCGTGGTCACCAGCAAGAGGCTGGGGCCTGACGCCAGCAAGATGCCGCTGACCGGCAAGGCGGCGCTGAAGGCGATCCGGGGAAGGTAACCGCAGCCAGCTGATGGTAGGCGGCTGGACGTCCACTCGACAGGTGACGGTCAACAACGGTCGAGAGCTGGTGGCGGGGCTATGTCCTTTGTCCTGCGCGACCAGCAACTTAGCTTGAAACATTTCGTGAATAGACCGCATCCATATAATATGGGACAAAGATTGTGTTGAACCCGTTCACACAGAACCCAAAGGATCAAGACCATGAACCGCTTCAAGAAAATCAACGACAGCTGGTGCGTCCAAGTCGCCAACTGGGACAGCGTTCTGCCCGGCTGCACCGTCACGGTGACGCTGGCCTCCGGCGCGACCAAGCAAGTCGTGCTGGGTGCCTACGTCGGCGACGGTGTCTACGCTGTCGCGCAGCAGGCCCCAGCCGCCAAGGTCGAGATCGGCTCGCTCGACGGCATCCTCCAGCTGTTCAACCTCTCCGCCAACCGGCTCAAGTTCCCGGCGGTGGTGCTGAACGTCCCCGGCTTGCCGGATGGCGTTCGCGTTTCCCGCGCCGGTCAACGCGCCAAGCAGCCCGGCACCCTGAACGTCACTGCGGGTGCGAAGGACGACAGCGAATACGGTCGCACATGGTACGGGCGCGTCAGCCTCGACGGCAGCTACAGCCCGTCGCGTGACGCGATCCCCGCCATCGCAACCGCGCTGCAGGCGTTCGCTGCGGCACCGGCCAAGGTCGCCAGCGAGTACGGGCGGCTCACCGGCATCTGCTGCTTCTGCCGCAAGGCGCTGACCGACGAGCGCAGCACCGACGTCGGCTACGGCAAAATCTGCGCCGGTCACTACGGCCTGCCGTGGGGTGCGGTGGAGGTGGTGGAGGACGTCAGCGAGGAGCGGCGGCTGGAGGACGCGGCGGATCGCCGTCTCGATTGGGAGGCGCTGGCCCAGCAGCACGGCTGAACCGGGATGGGGCGCAAATGCCCCACCCCAATACCTTTGACATAGATCAAACGAGGAGAACGAAACATGACTACAGTTCCAACCATCCACCTGAACGGCACCTCGCAGGCCGATCTTCTGGAAGGCTACCTCGATGTCCTCGCCGCAGGCCGTGATCTGCGCGAGGCCCTTTGCAAAGCCGCTCCCAACGGGCGCGACTACTACCCGCAGGGATCGCAGGCCTACACGGACGCCGCCACCGATCACACGGCCCGGCTGCGGAAGCTGAACGAGATCATCAAAGAGATCGAGGTGATCGCCACGGCTGTCAGCGATCAGGGCAAGCGCGGCGGGTGGCGGCCATGACCGCGAAGGAGAAATGGTACAGCGTCACCATCGACTACCACCACGCCAAAGGCCACGGCTCATGGCTGGGATCATCCAAGGGCGTTGACGGCAAGGACGCCATCAAGAACGCCGTCCGCGACCTCCGCAATCAGGGCATGACCGATCTGCGGATCGGACCCACGCAGGCCAAGCTGAGCGGATGGCAGAGGGGGCGGCCATGAGCCGCCCGATCTGCGTCCACTGCGGCAAGGCTTACGGACAGCGCAAGACCATCCGCGAATGTCTGGTGTGGCCTCGCGGGGAGCCGCAGCCCAACACCGATAACCCCGGCACCCATGTGCGCCGGGACATAATCAAGATGGCCCCGCACAGCAGCACCGGCACCATGTTTGGCAAGTCATACGGACCCAACGATAACGTCCTGCTGGTCGATATCTGGAACGGCGCTTGGGGCAGCGGCACCGCCGATCCGTTCTGCACCTTGCGATGCGCTCTCGACTACGCGAGGAAGCGGCTGCGAGGCTGATGTTTCACGGGACACGCCTGTGGAAGGGGCTGGGGAAACCCGGCCCCTTTGATTGTTTGATTAAAGCCGTGCGATAATCGAAACCGCAATCAGAACAATCAAATAATCAACGATGTCATTGGGAACTAACGAGAACAATCAATCTGGACCCGGTCGCGGCGGCGCACGGCCCGGCGCTGGGCGGAAGCCGGGGCCGCAGTGGAGAGCGGGGCCAGCTCGCGAGGTGAAGGTCCGGCTTGAGCCGGTCGCGTTCGACGCCAGCGACATCCGACCCCTTGGCCTCCGCGCCCGTGACTACACCGGGCTGTCGTTGAAGGCGTATGTCGATTGCTTGAAGGACAAGGACGCGGCGCACACCGACAAGATCAGAGCGGCAACCGAAATCTTGAACCGTGGTTGGGGGAAGGCTGTCGAGAATGTCAACGTCACCAGCATCAACAGCTTCGCCGGACTTAGCGACGGCGACATCGCTGCCACCCTCGCTCACATTCGAGCAGCTCTCACAGTGGGAGCGCGATCTGATGCAGCTACAGACGTCACGCAAGGTACGACAATCATTGACGGCGTGGGCGGAGCATCTCCAATACAAACCGGCGAAGCATCATCGCCTGATGCTGAACCGGCTGGAGGCGATAGCTAGCGGCCACATAGATCGGCTGGCCCTCTTCCTTCCACCCGGCAGCGCGAAGAGTACCTATGGCTCCATCGTTTTCCCTTCGTGGGTTCTTCAGCGCATTCGAGGCTGCAAGATTATCGCAGCGTCACACACAACGGAGCTGGCAGAGCGTTTCGGTCGGCGGGTACGAAACCTTGTTGTCGAGCATGGTGACGTTCTCGACCTCAAGGTGTCCGGCGACAGTTCTGCAGCGGGTCGTTGGGCTACTGAGACGGACAACGAATACTACGCCGCAGGCGTCGATACTGGTATTGCTGGCTTCCGCGCAGACATTGCAATCATTGACGATCCAGTGCGAAGCCGGGCGGATGCCGATAGTCAGCTGCTTCGGGACCGTCACTGGGATTGGTACAAATCTGATCTCCTTCCTCGACTGAGGCCCGGCGGGCGCATCGTGTTGATCATGACGCGCTGGCATGAGGACGATCTCGCCGCCCGCATCCTCGCCGAGAAGAGCAGCCGCTGGGAGGTGATCTCGATCCCGGCTGAAGCCGAAGAGAACGATCCGCTCGGTCGCATGCCGGGCGAGTACCTGTGGGCCGACGACGACTACGGCTACGCCGAGGTGATGCGAACCGCGAAGCTGACGCAGCCAGCTCGCAACTGGTCGGCGCTGTACCAGCAGCACCCGACGCCCGACGAGGGCAATTTCTTCAACCGCAGCTGGCTGAAGCCTTACGACCGAGCGCCGCCGCTTGAGCGCATGCGGGTCTACATGGGATCGGACTATGCGGTGACGTCGGACGGCGGCGACTACACGGTTCACGTCGTGGTCGGCCTCGATCCGGCGGGCGAGATGTTCCTGCTCGACCTGTGGCGTGGACAGACGGCGTCAGACATCTGGATAGAGCAGTTCTGCGATCTGGTTAGGCGCTGGAAGCCGCTATACGCAGCCGAGGAGCAGGGGCAAATCAAGAGCGGCGTCGGGCCGTTCCTCGATATGCGGATGCGAGCGCGGTCTGCCTACGTCGTGCGGGAGGCGTTCCCGACGCGCGGCGACAAGGCGACGAGGGCGCGGTCGATCCAAGGCCGGATGGCGCTGAACAAGCTGCACGTTCCGGTGGCCGCACCGTGGTACGCGGAATTTGAGCGCGAGCTGCTGTCGTTCCCGGCGGGCAAGCACGACGATCAGGTGGACGCATTGGGACTGATCGGCCAGCTGCTCGACAAGGTGGTATTTGGCGAACCAAAACCGAAGCGGGACAGCGGCGCGATTACTGGCTATACTGTGGCGCTGCCGGAGTACGAACGCGCATTCGACAAGGCGTTGTGATCCAAGGGGTTATCGATGTCGGACGTCCATCAATCCTCCGTGCAGGAGGAAACCCGACCCACGCCGAAAGATGAGGACACCGCGCCCTACCTCGACGTCGATGAGCTGACCAAGCAGCATGAGAACTACTACAACACCAAGTCGAACGAGATCGAAGAGAAGGGGACGGCTCGCGCCTACTACTCCGGCTCGCAGTGGACCGCCGACGAGCTGAAGAAGCTGAAGGGGCGTAACCAGCCGCCGATCACACGCAACCGCATCAAGCGCAAGATCAACGGCGTGGTCGGCCTCGTCGAGCGGATGCGGCAAGACCCGAAATGCTATCCGCGCAATCCGAAGGACGACGGCTCGGCTGACATCGCGACGGCTGCGATCCGCTACGTCCTCGACAACAACCGCTGGGAAAGCCTGTCGAGCAAGATCGCCAGCGACGTTGCGAAGGAGGGGCTGGGCGGCTTGGAGCTGGGGCTGGAGAACAGCAAGCAGGGCGACTACGACGTCACGCAGGCGCGGGTGCCGACCGACGCATCGAGCGAGGGGACGCGCGACGACGAGAAGCGCACCGTGCGGTGGACCGACAGCAAGCGCAAGCGCATCCGGCTGGTCGATCACTGGTACTACCGCAACGGCCAGTGGTGCTGGGCGCTGCATACCAAGA